GTAGGCTTTGCCAGCAAATGCCGCCATAAAGGTCACGCGCACGACATTTGCACTAATATACTCAACATCCCCGATAACCACACTATCCGCAGAATCTACAACTGTCACAGACGGGAAGCAGTTGAGGTTGTGGGTAATCGTCCAAATTGACGATGCAGAAGCCTGTGTGTGGGTATACGTGGCATGGGCGTTGGCAGGAGACCCGCTGGAAATGGTTACATTCCTGTTGACGCTAGTAACCGTTATCGGGCTCATCTAGTCACCTCAGCATTAACTACAAATTGACCAGAAATAATCTTCAGAACGACCTGCACCGTGTCCACAAGCTCAATGTCGTAGGCATATGACCCCGCTGGCACTAGGGAGAGGGCGGCGGCAGAAATCAAAACCCTGATTGTCCCAGCCGCACCGCCGAGCGTGATCCCGCTTGAGCTGGTCAGGTTGAGGACTGGGTTGCCTGAACCAGCAAACTGCCGAACCTGCATCCTAGCCGAGCATCCGGTCAGGTTGATAGCGGTTCCAGCATCATTTGTGTAGGTTATGAGGGTATCAAGGTCTGACCCCTGGTCGGCAGAAATATCATAGGTGGAAAGTGCCATGTTGGCATTATAGCCTGAGGAAACCGCCTATTCTATGGTCTTCTTTTCTACGATGCTCCTCAGGGGAAGCGGGCTTACCGGCCTCAGGGGAAGCGGGCTTACCGGCCTCAGGGGGCACCCGCCATCCCAGCACCTAGCGGAAATGTCGTTCATTTTCTTATTTGCACAGGAATAGCAAAACTTTGCCACGGTTCGCCGATGCTTTGCAAGGGCGGCCAGGTTCTCTGAGGATAGCACGTCGTTAAGCGCATTCAGGCGAGCCCAGGCAATATCGTCATCTGTTGGAACGACACCGCCGTAGAACCTTTCTTTTGCCCACCAGATTCCCTTGTTTCTCTTTTTCCCAGCAGCAATGAATACTTTGTTCAGGCTAATCTGGGACTGGCTGGCCCACGCCATGCACGCCTCCTGAAAACGCCTGATCTCAGGCTCTTCAGTCTTCCTTGGCCACCTGCTTCTTGGCATGAGCAAACCCTAAAGCAAATTGAAAAATCCTGCAACTTTCCGTCAAGGGCAGATTATGTGGTATAGTACATATATGGCACAAATTGGAAGACGCAAGAAAGATGCGCAAGATAAACTTGAGCACGAGATTTACCTATTGCACTTTAATGGCGTAAACCCGCCCGAGATAGGCCGCAAGCTTGACCTTAAGCCGGATACGGTAAAAAAGTACATCGCCAAGATGCGTAGGCAGGCCCTTGAGGACGCAATTGGTCCCGTTGACAGCAAGGTTGAGCTCATTGAACGAGCAAACCGAGTGGCAAAGGCCGCCGCGGCTGGTCACGCCTCCGCTCGAGAGAACTCGTTTAGCGGTCAGGTTGCCTTTCTCAAGCTACAGCTTGAGGTCATAGATCGTCTTGCAAAGTTAACTGGCGCATATGAAGCGTCTAAAATTGAGCTTACCGGCGCTAACGGGGGTGCGGTTCAGATGCAGATGGTTGATCACGCAATTGATGGGTTGAATGCAGAGGATCTGGCAAAGCGCCTGCGGAACTGGGCTGACGCACTAGAGGAGGGCGGCGATGGACAGCAATCAGTACAGACAGTGGTTGAGGGTACAAGCGAAGACGTCTGACGCCGCATTCGCGGAATACGTCAGTAATCTTGTTTTCCCAAAGCATCTCCGAGAAATGGAGCGCTTCCTAGACAAGAACGAACGGGCGCTTGTTCTCATGCCCCGCGGTCACGCAAAAACCACCCAGTTGATTCACAGGGTGGCTCGGCTCATTGGCGAAAGCCAAGGGAAAATCCGAGTTGGCATTCTCACCTCTGTTTTGTCCGATGCCCTTGCGCGCTCTAGGGCAATCAAGGCAATCATTGAATCGGCACACTTTGCCGAGATTTTTGAGTGGGCGCAAAACGGGGTGGTGGGGCCAAAGTGGACAGATGAGGTATGGACCATCAAGGGGGCAAGCATGGGGAAGGACGCAACATGCTTCGCGGACGGACTTGGATCAATCAAGCCCGGCGCTCGCCTAGACATCCTCATCGGCGACGACATGGTTGGCATGAAGGAGAACGCAACTGCGGTTCAGAGGCAGAAGGCTGCGGACACCTACTGGCAAGTTGTTGACCCCATGCTTGTTCCTGGGGCAAAGCGCTGGTACATCGGAACTCGATGGCACGAAGACGACTTCTACAATGGGCTAAAGGAGAAGGGGACCCCAGTGATGCTGCGAAAAGCAGTTGAGGGTGACAGCATTCTGTGGCCAGAGATGTACACGGTTGCCGACATGGACAAGAAGCGCGAAGAGCTGGGCACCCCCATCTTCATGCTGCAATTCCAGAACGACGTTCAGGCAATGGGTGGAAACATTTTCCGATATGACCGATTCAAGTATGTAGATACCGTTCCCGCTGGCTCTCGTCGCGTTGGCATTGACCTTGCATCTTCCGCATCGGAACGCAGTGACTACACGTCATGTGTTGAGGTGGTTGAGGACGCAGAGCACAATCTATATGTCGTTGGGGCGTGGAAGGCAAGGCTCACCGAGGGGCATCGGGATTGGCTGACCGGAATGACCCGTGATGGAGACTTGGTTGCCGACGACGGGCCGCGCTTGCTCTGGCCACAATACCTAATCCCAAACCCTCCAGAGATGACCGAAAGCGCGCGCAATCTAGAATCGGTCAACATTGAAGCAGTGCAGCACCAAAGCACTTTTGTGCGGGAAGTTCTTGGCACCACTAACCTACCGGCTCGAGCGGTGAGGCCAGACAAGGACAAGGTCACTAGGTCTAGGGCGCTGGCAGCCAGATATGAATCTGGAAAAGTATTCCATCTGAAAGGCGCTCCAGGAATTAAAGACCTAGAGCTAGAGATGGCTTCGTTCCCAAACGGTGAGCACGACGACCTTGTTGACGCCCTAGTCTATGCTGCCGACCTCAGCGGAAGCAGTTTTTACTTCACGGCAGCAAAGACGGGTAGTCGGTTCTAATCCAGCTTGTAGGGACTTCGCGAATCCACAAGGAAAATGGCTTTTTCCCAGAGTAATACCCGTTGATTACGGGCGCATCACTGCTTTCCATAAACATAGTCAGCGCCGCTTGCATGGTTGTCACATTGTCTCTTTCAGCAATAAATACAATTGCCGAAGTTACGAATGGGGCAGCAGCACTTGTGCCGCTAATTTGAAGCCTTATTCCGTCTTTGCCAACTGCATCAACTCTGCGACCAGGCGCCCAGATATCCACACAGGGTCCGTGGTTGGCAAATAGCGCCCTGTACTGGCGGTTGTCAAGACCAGAAACCGTAATTGCGTTTTTGGCTCCAGCCGGGCTGGTGTTGCATGCGTTTGCAGATTCATTTCCAGCCGCAACGACAACGGGCATAAGTAAACCAAGGCTGTTGACGGCATTGTCAATTGCTTGGCTCTTGGGACCGCCAATGCTAATGTTCACCACGGACCTAGACGGGTCGGCCTCAGCCCTAATCAGGTTCAAGACGTTAATGATTTGTGATTCTGTGGTTTCTCCGTTGCAGTCAAGAACCTTTTTTGAAATAATGTTTGCTGATCTGACAATGCCGATTTCTTCATTATTAATAATGCTGGAAATAAGAGACCCGTGCCCAGAACAATCCTCTGCGCCAATACCGCTATCTACTAAGTACACATCAATACCTGAGCCCAAGTTATTATTTGCGACCACCTGGCCGTCAAGCATGCTTGTATACCCTTGATTTATTCGGTCCTGCGCCCACATCGCTGTTGAGGCGAAACCGTAAGCATATTTAACCTTATAGATCAGATCTTTCTTTTTGGCTTTTGCCTCTGCGGCTCCTGGCGCAGAAAAGAGAATAACCGCTGCGATAAATATCGCAATAGCCCTTACTTTTGATCCCATTTCTTAATAACCTTCACTTTCTTGCACTTATGGCACGTTGCCTTCTTATATTTTGGATCAATCGTCGCAGGATAGCCTGCCATCACCTCGTTGTCAATCTTGGTTTCGCACTGGGTGCAATGCCAGCCATCCAGCGGTCTCCCGCGGTTGTCAAGGACGAGATTCTTGGCGTCCGCCATCTGATTGCTCCTTTTCATACTCTTCAACGATCTCAAGCGCGCGCTTGATACCTGCAATATATGCCAGCCTAGAGAAAAGTTCAACCTTCCCTCGTTGGCTAATTCCAATCCCCCTTAGAACTGGAGTTGTGTCCCCCGAGACAGAATGCTCAACCAACTTGCGAAGTCGGTCAGATGCGCTCACTTGATGCCCCTTCGGTTAATCCATCCAACGGATGATGTCAATAACTCGTTTAGGTCAAGCGATGAGATCACCACATCGTGCCGCATGCCATCAATGATCATTTCCATATCGCTCTCGTAATAGGGATCGCCTTCCCGTGGTTCAGATAGCGTGATCTTGCAACCGTGTACACCGCCAATCGTAGATGCGACCTCCATCATTTCAACGGCAATGGTTTTGAGCTCCTCTCCGCCGACGAGCGGGATTAAATTGGCGTTGCTCATGGCAAACGATTTCGCCAGCCACACCTGCGTTATCTTTTTTGCTGCTGGAGTCGGTTTGCGATATCGGTCAGAAAACCAATCCAGAACGTCGTTATTTCTACGGCGTCGTCTGCCGTTTGTGCTAATCCGCTTTTTGCCACCGTGTTTGTGGCTTGGTCCCATATTGCCCATTTGTAACCTATCCCTTCTTCTGATCGTTCAAGTTTCCAGACTTCATACCGCGTTGTGTTTCCCATCGGTTATATCCTATCGCCTCCATTGCTAGCACGATTCCATCGCGAAGTCCGCGGTGGTATTGCGTGTCGTCTTTGGATGCGGTTGCCCACGCTGTTGCGGAGTGCAGTGCGCGCATTCCCTCTTGGATGGCGTCTGCCTTGCCTTCCTTGCGTGCCGCCTTGAGTGCCTGAATAAACTGCGGGTTCACTTCTTAGGTCGCTCTGGAAGATCCCTTTCCATTGGGGCCCCCCACAGACCGCGCTGCAACGCGACTGCGATCAGTGCGTAGTTAGCGATGTCAAGAAGTGTATCGGCAAGGGATTCATAGGTGCTCTCATCAAGCGGATCAAGAATTACCTGACCGTCAACAATCTTGCCCTGCATAAACTTTCGTGCCCTAGCGATCTTGTCGTTCCCGACGCGGCTGATTACCCCATGCAGTCCAAGCTGCTCAATGTTGGAATTGCCGTATCTTGCCTGCTTTTCGCAGAGCAATTCAAACGCCTCGTTATAAATCTTTGCAAACGTCTTCTCAAACGTCTGCTCGTCATCCTTGTAGATCAAATGCGTTGTTGGTTCCATTAAACCCTCCTTTCTAGGGCATCATAGACGCTAGGCCTTAACTCGTCAAGAGCGCCCTCCGGATGCCTTCCTCAAGCGTGATCCTCGGCTGCCACACCTGAAAGGACATGGCGGGGTCAGCAACCCTCCAGAAGACTCCCACAGGCTTATCTGGGTGGGTCTGAATCTGCGGTCGGTAGTTTGCCTCAGAGCAGACAAGGTCAGCTAGGGCCAGGAACGATGTTGGTCGCCCAGTGCCGATGTTGAGGGGCTCTCGGCAATCTTGCTCAATTGCAGCATTAACAGTTGCAACAATATCGTCAATGTGCACAAAATCTCGGGTCTGCTGACCGTCTCCCCAGATCTCAAATGGGTTAGCCTTGCGCTTGGCCCGATCAATGAATGATGGGAACGGATAGTCCAGAGCCTGGTCCTCCCCATATCCCGAGAACGGTCGGAAGATGTGCGTGCGAACACCCTCTGCTTCCGCGAACTGCGCGAGATACTCACCTGTCAGCTTTGACCATCCGTAAGTAAAATCTGGGCTTCGGATGTCGTTAAGGTTGATCATGTGCTCGGCAAGGGAAACATGGTCTTCGCGAGTCTGCAGTTCAATTGGATAGGCGGCAGACGACGAGAAGTAGACCACGCGCTTCTGCTTGGTCCTGATTGCCCACTGCCACATCTCGGCGTCAATGGACAGGTCCACCGCCACAGAGAGCGGGTCCCCTTCAATCTTTGCTCGACCACCAACAACTGCAGCGAGATGTATTACTAGGTCCCATTGGATGTCGTCTTTCCTGAAGAAGTCTCGGGCTTCTCGGGGGGCCTCTCCGGCAATATCTACGCCAAAGACTTCATGGCCCTGATCTCGGTAAAACTTAGTGAAGTGCTTTCCAACAAATCCCCTGTGCCCAGTGATCAAGACCTTCATCTTCGGAGCACCAAGCTCACATCTGTGTCCATCTGTGTCTTCTCATAGTCCTCGTAAGCGATGCGATCTTTCTCATACACATGGGAGGCGTTCACTTCCTGGTACTGAAGGTCGTTGATTGCCTTGCCAGCCAGATAGTGCATGTGCTCAATGACAACATCAGCCCGGTACTGAAGGTTTCCGATCTTCACCCCGAAGTCCCTCCAGAAGTTATCCATGTACATGTGAACAAGGACGGGGGGCACCATGTAGCCGATGCGGCGCACAATTTCTGCAGACATCGTTACGGCCGTTGGAAGGTTCGCCCCCTGCAAGAGATCGTCCCCGTATGCAACGCCGGGTCGCTCGCCAATCGCGTCAGAAAGAATTTTGTCCCACCCTTGCGTTCTTGGTCGGTGATCATCGCCCATGAAGGAAAGAAATTCGTACTTGTCTGCGTTTTGTGTCGCAAGCAGATTCAGCGTGCCACCCATGCGCAGCCTAGGGTTAATTGATGCCTTTTCTAGAACGCGCGATGAGTACTCGCTCTTGTCGTCATCGTCTATCCCAAACAGAATGTCAGCATCTTCCGCCGTCTCTTCAAATGCGGTAAGAAGCTCGTCGCAAGACTGCGGTCGCTTTCGGCTTGGAACAATAAGTAGCAATCGGCTCACGATATCCCCACTTTCTTGGCAATTAGCCAACTTACCTCATCATCGGAAAGCCTGATGAAAACTTCTTCCCCGTCAGCAATCTTCACAGCATACGGCTCCTCGTCGTCTGGGCGACGCTGGTCAAGGCTGATTGACAAGGGGAATGATTGGGCATACAAAAAGTAAACTGCCCATACCCGATCCGTTGGAGCGCCTCCCCGATCTGTCATGGCAAAAGCATACACCATTGAGAATGGTCTATGCTGTACGGGACCGCTGGGTTTTATCCTTTCTCCCAGCGGTCACTACTTTTTCAGTAGGTCGGCAATCTCCGTGGTCGGATCTGGGTTGATTGACTGAGTGAACTTCTTTTCAGCCTCGGCATCATGGTCCTCCTGGTCGTCGTTGGCGTTCCGGATCGTCAAATCCTCCCTTGCGTCCCACAGGGCTTTTGCAAGGCATTCATGGCGGCGGTACACGATCGTCTGGTATTTGTCCGAGTGGGCAACGACCCCATAGCTGTTTGGCTCTGGCCACTTGTGCTCAGGAAGGTCCTTCACGATGGCAACCCCCCATATTCCTTCTTGGCTGCGCTCAATCAGCCAAATTCTCTGATACGCCCGAAGATCTCGGTCTAGGAGCTCAAGCTGCTCGTCAATAGAATAGTTACCAAAATGAACTACAGAACCTGACATCCTTACCTCCTAATAGTAATCTGAGCACGAAGCAAAATAGCCGCACTCACAAATAAGCTTGCACTTACGCTCATCCATCATACGCCCGCAGTTTGGGCATGTCAATACGAGCTCTTCTGGGTCTGATTGCAGATCCTCTCCTATTGACACCTGCTCTTCGTCAGTCATAATGCTCCCCATATATGGCTACCAAGCGAAGCAAGCCCGAACCGTTGCCAGATCATCTCCGGACTCTGCCTGCCTCTCGAGAGGAAGTGAGGGTGGACTGGGTTCGCGACGGATGGTACTGGGGCCCAGCGTGCCCTCAGGATAAAGAGCACGGTGCCCTTCTGGATCTGAAGGGTTCAGATAAGTGGTACTGCCGGCATCAGGGCCACATAGGAACTGGGATCTATACGGAAACACTTCTTGGGGATCTTGAGTGGCAGAGGATCACTTCCTCCGAACAATCCCAAGAAATATCGCCATCCCAGTTATAAGCGCAGCAACCATTACGGCAAGCCCAACAGCAACTGAGATCACCACAGTTGCCAGCGTGTTGACCACAAGCCACAGGGCGTTCTTAATCAGAATCATCAAACCTCTGCATAGTCTCCCTAATCCCATCTATCGCAGCCAGTATTGACCAGGCAATCTGGCTATCGTGACCAGACTCCTCCCTGACGTATCGCACCGTCTCCATCAGCCCGCGAATCATGGCTTCAGCACCATCTCGTGTTGATGCGCGACCAGTCGCACGGCCGAGTTCAAGCATCTCTTCGTGGCTCGGGGACGACATTAGAGCCCAAACGCCCCAGCAATGAGATAGATGCCGATCACAAGAACAACGCCTAGCACAAAGTTTATGTAGTTCCCAGCAGCACCATCATCGCCCACGCGGGCGACTGGGCGCTCAGAGGATGTCTTCGTCGCGACCCTCTTCGCCGAAAGCCTTCTTAACGTTCTGTTCATCGCTCTCCTTCAGTGGAGCCAATAAGAACCTCGCCGCCACGGTCTCCACATACGGCGAGACTTGCACAACATCTGTGCCGAGCTCAAAGTGCTGGGCTACCTTTTCCCAGAGCTTCTCATTTTCGCTCCAGTTTCTTAGCCAGAACCAGCCTTCCGGCGCTGGCTTGTCAGCGATCCGTACTGATAGGCGGGCAAACGATGCCCCCAAGTTGTCTGTCACGATCATCATGTCTCGGTCTTGCGTGAACTTATAGTGCTCACCCTCAACCTCAACCCATCGTTCAACGAGGTGCCATTTTCCAGTCATTTCTCTCAGGTACTCCAGATGGTTGCTCACCTACACCCGCTCCTGACCCCGACCCAACTTGCGGGTGGCGGGAAGTCACTAGGGTACCACGACATCGCTTCTGGTGGCCAACAGGGGGACCATTGCCAGTTGTACTGTTCAACGCACGACTCACGCTCACCTACTACCGTGCCGTCCTCGTCGTTGTAAATATCTCGCGTTGTGCATACCAGCGTCTGAATAAACGGCTCTGCCCCCCTTGCCGAGATCTCACTCGCGAGCCACGCCCGGTCTTGCGACTCCTGTGTTGCCGCCCATGATGCCAGCTCCTCTGCCGTCCTGAGAGAGAACCAACTTTCTTGCAGAGCGACATCTGGGGTTCGGGATGGAGTTGGAGTCGGCTCTGGGGTTGGCTCTGGGGTTGGGGTTGGTTCTGGCGTTGACTCGGGGGTCGGTTCAATGATTGGCTCTGGTGACGGCTCAACGGGCTGCGTCGGCGCCGGCTCTTCAGTGGTCAGTTCTTCTTGTGGCTCCAATCCTCTAGCCGTGCCTGCCACAAACGTCACAATCGTTACGAACATAAAGACGAGACCGATAATCCCGAATAGGCGCCAGGTGTTGATTTTCATTTTACAGCAAGATGATCGGGATGGTGACCATCAAGCCGATACCAGTCGCCCAAAGGATTGCCGAAAACGCGACAAGGTAGGAGGCGTTCTTTCGGCCCTTCATCGGAGAGGTAACACCAAGCGCAAACAGGGCGACGGCAAAGATGCCCGTAAGGACCTGTAGCCGGTTGCTGTAGTTCCCCTCAAGCTCTGATTCGGCGAAAGGACCCCCACCGCTGTCGTACATCTCGTTGTATGGTCCGTACACGGCGTCCATATACTCGGTGCAGTCTGGCAGTTGGCTTTCTGGGTTTTCCTGCTGGCACGGCACCGCATAGACGCTGAACTCATAGGAGCCGCCAAGGTCGGTATCCCAAGTCAACAGGTCGGCTCGGTATTTCACCTCCGCCGTAATCCACAGGTTATTCGCCTCAGCGATGATCAGCTGATATTGACTGTATGCAGCAGACGACGCGTTGCTGTGGAAGGACGCCTGAATCGCCGTCCAGGCGGTTGTCGTTGAGACAAGTCCGATCAGCAATACGACTGCCAACTCACCCGAGAGCGCGCCCAATATTCGCTTAATCATTCGGCAAGCCACCACACAATTGCTGCCAGCACGACCGCTATAGCGACTATCTCCCAGAAACCAATGCC